CTAAAAGATTTTGGGAACTTCCTAAAAATCAAAAAGATACAATAATTTCAAAAGAAGATATTAAAGAAATAGTTTCTGATTTTGATGCACTATTAGATGAGATGGGATTTGGTGGTGGGGCTGGTGTGGGTTTGAGTTTGCCGGGTGGATATATCAATGGAGCACCTGATTCTAAAGATGTTAAGAAGAATAGTAAGAAACTTAACAATAAAGGTATGAGTGGATATGAGGAGATAGATGAAATAGCAGTTCAGATTGATAAAATTCCTGGTGGTTTAGCAAAAGAAAAAACAACTAAAGATTTAGCAAGTAAATATAATGTAGAGCTTTCTAAAATAAAAGATTATCTTACAACTGGTATTAAAGTTGAAATGGAACATACAACTGATGTTCGTATTGCAGCTGAAATAGCAATGGACCATTTATGGGAAGATTTAAATTATTATCAAAAGTTAGCAAGTATAGAAGGTGATAGTATAGCTGAAGCAAGTGGTAATGGTGCTTTCTATAATGATGGCAATTCAACAACTGGTACTCAATGGAATGCTAATTGGAATGATTATGATAATGAAGGATACTATTTAGATAACTTAGAAGGTTGGGATTTCTTTGATGAAACTCCATCTGAAAGAGAAAAGAAAAAAGCAGTAGACCAAAAATTACCAATAGATAATCATAACGATACAACTGATAAATACAATCGTATATTAAAGCATGGTTTAAAATCTCCATCTGATTTTATTAAAGAATCTTTATTAACCGAAGGTGGGGCTTATGGACATATGAACCATCCATTTGATATTGAAATGAATCTTACATTTGGTGATTTAAAACAAATTGTGGTAAGAGCATTGAATGGTGATTTGGAATTAGCAAGAGAGAAGACTGATGGACAAGCATTGGCAGTTAGTTGGGTAAATGGTAGATTGGTTGCAGCTCGTAACAAATCACACCTAAAGAACAAAGGAGCTGATGCTATGACAATAGGACAGGTAGCAGATAAATTTGCTGGTAGGGGTGGGTTGACCGACGCTTACAATTTTGCTATGAAAGATTTATCTGCAGCAATAGCATCCCTATCAGAACCTCAACGTAAGAAGATATTTAAGGATGGTAGTTCGTTTATGAATTTGGAAGTAATATATCCAACCTCTGTAAACGTAATCCCTTACAATCAACCCCTATTGGTATTTCATGGTACGTTTGATTATGATATCGATGGTACTATTGTAGGTGAAAACCAACAAGCGGCAACTATATTAGGTGGAATGATTAAGCAAGTAAATGCACATGTTCAATCACAATACACAATACAGGGACCTCCAATTAATAAACTTCCTAAATCAGAACACCTTTCTAAACTACAAGGAAAGTATTTAGGAATGATTTCTAAACTTCAAAAAGAATTTAATCTTTCTGATAGTGATGGTGTGGCTGATTATCATCAAGCTTGGTGGACTGATTTTGTGGAAAAGAAAGCTAAGAAATTAGATTATCAACAAAAGATAGGATTAATAAAAAGATGGGCTTTTGGTGACAAGGGTTTTCGTATAGCAGAAATAACTGATGTAAAATTAAAAGCTTGGGCAGAACAAACTGATAAGCAAGACCAACAAAAGATAGGGAAGCAAAATCTAATGAGATTTGAGGAGATATTTTTAGGAGTTGGTGCCGATGTACTATCTTTTATGGACTCGGTTCTTACAGCAAACCCTGATAGTGCCAAAAGGCAAATGGTAGCTCGCTTACAATCAACAATATCTCAAGTAAAAGCAAGTGGTGACCCTAAGAAGATTGCAAAATTAAAATTAGAGTTAGAAAGACTTAATGCACTTGGTGGGTTTGAAAAGATTGTACCAAATGAAGGTATTGTATTTGTCTATGCTGGTAACACATACAAATTAACAGGTGCATTCGCACCACTAAATCAAATTTTAGGTATTTTCTTTGAAAAGTAATTGTTTTCCTAATTTTGATATACTTATATATACAAATATATCGTATATAGTATGGCAAAGGAATTCAACAAAAAGTTTATGCATCCAACACGTAGAAAGTTGGTAGATATGGTATTGACTGGTGGTGATTACGAAAAAAACACACAAATATCATTTTCTGGAGTAGATAAAGAAATTGTAAAACGTAAGGTTGGTGAAAAATGGACAGATGATAATGGAAAATCTTGGGAGCAATTAGAAGCTGGTAAAATAGAAACATCCGAATTGGGTGATACTATGGCCGAAGTTAGAGCTTATTTAGATAGGTTAAATAGTTGTAAAGCAGAAGGTTGTAAAACTATTAAACTAAGTAGACATGATAAAAAGTTAGTATCTAAAACTGGTTATTGTTTAACTTGTTTGGTTAAAAAAGAATCTCAAATACAAATAGATGGATTGTGGGATGCATATGAAGATTACAAAATATATTCTAATATGATTTCACATGGTAAAGATATCGTAGCTCAATTTAAACAAGCATATAATGATGCAAAACAAACTTATGAAGTTGTTCAAGAAGATGGTACTATTGAAAAATGGAGTATGGAAAGGGATGTTGAAGAACTTAAAGCAGAAATCCTTTTGGAAATTATTAAGTTTGAAAGTGAAATTGAACAAGCTACTAAATTAAGAAATGAGGCTTACGATAAATTAAAAGATAAGAATTACGATTTAGTTAGACCTCTTAAAGACTAATATGAGTACTGGTATAATACAAAAGAAAACATTAAAACAAATTGTAGCTGAAGAATACAAAAAGTGTGCGGTAGACCCTATTCACTTTATGAAGAAGTATTGTATGATTCAGCATCCAGTTAGAGGAAAGATACCATTTCACTTATTTCCATTTCAGGAAAAAACATTAACTGAATTTGCTAGTAATAGATTTAATATAGTATTGAAATCACGTCAAACTGGTATCTCAACTTTATCGGCTGGATACGCACTTTGGAAAATGATATTCAATGGTGACTTTAACGTGTTGGTTATTGCAACAAAGCAAGATGTTGCAAAGAACTTAGTAACAAAGGTAAGGGTAATGCATGAATTACTTCCGGGTTGGCTTAAAGGAGGTTCTTTGGAAGATAACAAACTTTCACTTAAATTACAAAATGGTTCTCAAATTAAAGCAATCGCATCTTCTCCTGATGCAGGACGTTCTGAAGCCTTATCACTTCTTATATTTGATGAGGCTGCATTTATTGGCGATATTGATGAAATTTGGATATCTGCACAATCTACACTTTCAACGGGTGGTGCTTGTATTGCATTATCTACTCCAAATGGTGTGGGTAATTGGTTTCACAAAACATGGGTTGCTGCAGAAGAATCAACTAATCCATTTAATACAATAAGATTACATTGGACTGTACACCCTGAAAGAGGAAATGAGTGGAGAGCCGAACAAGAGAAATTATTGGGACCTAAAAAAGCGGCACAAGAATGTGATTGTGATTTTGTATCTTCTGGTGAAACTGTAATTGATGCTGAATTGTTAATGTTTTATAAAGAAACATATGTACAACCTCCATTGGAAAAAACAGGATTTGATGGAAATTTATGGAGATGGGAATATCCAATGGCAAATGGTTCATATATGGTGGTAGCCGATGTGGCTAGAGGAGATGGGGCCGATTATTCAACTGCACAAGTATTGGATATACAAACAGCAACTCAAGTAGCTGAATATAAAGGAAAAATAGATACTAAAGATTTTGGAAATTTTTTAGTTAATCTATCAACTGAATATAATGAAGCATTACTTGTTGTAGAAAACGCAAATATTGGATGGGCTGCAATACAACAATGTATAGATAGACAATATAAAAACTTATTCTATATGAGTAAGGATTTAAAATATATTGATGTAGAGAATCAAATGAGAAACAAATATAGAGCAGATGAAAAACAAATGGTTGCTGGTTTCTCAACAACATCAAAAACAAGACCTTTGATTATATCTAAATTGGATGAGTATTTTAGAGAAAAAACAATCATAGTACGTTCCACTCGTTTGATAGATGAATTATTTACATTTATCTATATGAATGGTAGAGCTGAAGCTATGAAGGGTTATAATGATGACTTGGTAATGTCTTTATCAATCGCTTTATGGGTAAGAGATACCGCACTTAGATTAAGACAAGAAGGTATTGACTTAACTAAAAGAGCATTGGGGGGAATTTCATCCAATATGCAATATACAGGTGTATATGGGGGTAATTCATTTGATGATAACCCTTGGAAGATGAAAATTGGAGATGATATGGAAGATTTAACTCAATGGTTGTAAAATAGTAGGGTTTTACTAAATTACGATATTTATGATATATGTCAAAATACAAGCCAATGATTAGATTAACAAATATTATCAAAGAAGATGAATATGTAGATAATGCATATTCAAAAGGAGACCAACCTATTGATAATCCGATTGATGATTATGATGAATTAGATGTTGAACAAGAAGATATGGATGATTTCGTAAACTTCTTAAAAGCATATTCAACTCAATTGGAAGAAGCAAATTGTAATTGTGTTTACGAAGCAGAGTATCAGGGTAGAGAAGTAAAGTTAGGTAAGCCAACACAGGGAGATGTTAAGAAATTTAAAGTTTATGTTAAAAACCCAAAAACTGGTAAAGTTATTAAGGTAAACTTTGGACAAAAAGGTATGGTAATTAAAAAGAACAACCCAGAACGTAGAAAGAGTTTTAGAGCTAGAATGAATTGTGACAATCCTGGTCCTAGAACAAAAGCAAACTACTGGAGTTGTAGAAAATGGTAAAATAAATTATGGCAGAGCAACAAACAGACGATAGAAGTTTTTTTGGTAGGTTAAAAAAACTATTTTCAACTCAAGCAATTGTAACCGTTGATAAAGATGGTAAAAGAAAAGTTGTTGATGTTGATGATAGACAGTATAACACCAATTTTGTAAATCTTAGAGATAGATACACAAAGTTGCAAAAATCTTTCTATGAAAATAGTAATGGTGCGCAATCTATGGCGTATCATCAAGTTCGTAGAGAATTATTCAGAGATTATGATGCTATGGATAATGACCCAATTATAGCATCGGCATTAGATATTTACGCTGATGAATCTACAACTAAAGATGAATACGGTGATGTAATACAAATTAAATCTACAAATGAAAATGTAAGAGAGGTATTACATAACTTGTTTTATGATGTAATGAATGTAGAATTTAACTTGTGGCCTTGGATTAGAAATATGGTTAAATACGGAGATGCTTTCTTAGCATTGGAAATGGCAGAGGGTAAAGGTATTATAAACGTAATGCCATATTCTGTATATAATGTTGAACGTTTGGAAGGTACTGACCCACATAATAAAAATTATGTTAAATTTAAAGTTGAATTAGACCAACATGGTAAAAAGGAATATGAGAACTATGAAATGGCTCACTTTCGCTTACTTTCAGATACAAACTTCCTACCATATGGTAAGGCTATGATTGAAAACGCTAGAAGAATATGGAAGCAATTAACTTTAATGGAAGATGCGATGTTAATCCATCGTATTATGAGAGCACCTGAAAAAAGAGTGTTCAAAATTGATATTGGTAATATTCCACCACAGGAGGTTGATAACTACATGCAAAAGATTATTAATAAAATGAAGAAAACTCCATTTGTTAATAAAGATACTGGTGATTATAACTTAAAATATAATATACAAAACCTTACAGAAGATTTCTTTTTACCTGTTCGTGGTAGTGATAGTGGTACTTCTATTGAAAATTTACAAGGTTTAGAATACGCAGCAATTGAAGATATAGAATATCTTAAAGCTAAACTATTTGCAGCATTGAGAGTACCAAAAGCTTACTTATCTTATGATGAGAACGTAAATGGTAAAGCTACATTGGCTGCAGAAGATGTTCGTTTTGCAAGAACTATTGAAAGAATACAACGAACAGTCGTTAGTGAATTAACTAAGATTGCAATTGTTCATTTAGCTGCACAAGGTGTGGATGATTCGGAATTAACAAATTTTGAATTATCATTAACTAACGCTTCTACAATTTACGAACAAGAAAAAGTAAATTTATGGAGTGAAAAGGTAAATCTATCAAGTTCTATCAAACAATTGAATATGTTATCATCCGATTGGGTGTATCATAATGTATTTAATATGAGTGAAGATGAAATTGATACCGAAAGAGCTAAAATGATATTGGATTTAAAAGATAGATTCAGATATCAATCAATAGAAACACAAGGACAAGACCCAGCAAATCCACCAGAACAACAAAATGTGGAAGAAGAAATTAGTAAATTAAAAACTGAAATTGAGGGTAAGCTTGGTAGACCTAAAGAAGGTAATACATATGGTAAAGATAAGCATCCATATGGTAGAGACCCATTGGGAGATAAAGAAAATCACGGTGAACGAAAAAGAGACGGTAGAAACTTAACAGCAACTCATAAAAAGTTAGCAAGAGAATATATAAACGGAATTTCATCAAAAAAGAAGGTTTTAAACGAAAAATCTGATATGTTAGATGAAAAAAACCTATTAGATGATACTAAAATTTAATAAAGAAAAAAATGTTTATATTTATATGTGTTAGTTTATAGGGTAGAACAAATATAGGGTAATTAAATGAAAAAAATTAAACATTCCAAGTTTAAGAACACTGGGGTGTTATTTGAATTATTAGTAAGACAAATAACATTAGAAGTTCTTAACGGCGATAAGACGGAAAACGCTAAAAACATAGTTAGGGAATTCTTTGCGCCTTCAACAGAATTAAATAAAGAATTACGTCTTTATGACCTTTTGTTAAAGGAGAAGTATAGTTCCGAAACTAAAGCAGATAGATTAGTAGAAACTGTATGTGAAGCACATACTAAGTTAAATTACATTAAACTTTCTAAAGAGAAGTATAATCTTATTAAAGAAGTAGCTGAAAAATTTGATTTGGAGCAATTTTTGAGCTCTCCTATATCAAATTATAAAGTTTTAGCTTCAATATATAAAGTGTTTGAATCTAAAAGAGATGAAAAATATGATATTAAAGATATCTTTAATTCAAAGATTACCTTAATAGAAAATATAACTTCTAAACCAGCGCAAGTGGTTAAATCAATCGAAGATAAGAAGTTAATAGAAACCTATATACAACAAGACAAAGACCTACGTTTACTTACCTATAAGATTCTAGTAGAAACTTTCAACAAAAAATATACAAATTTAGATTCTTCCCAAAAGAATTTGTTGAAAGAATATATAAACAACATCACAAATACTACAAAATTCAAAGATTACGTTGGCATTGAATTACCAAAAATTATATCTGAATTAAAAAGTATTAAATCAAAACTAACAGATAAAGTTACACAAATTAAATTATCAGAAACTATTTCCGTTTTAGAAAAAATGAAAATAGGTAAAAGTGTTTCCGATGGTCAGGTTTCATCTATTATGCTTTCATATGAATTAATAAAAGAATTAAAGTCTAAAGTAAATGGATAATATTAAATTAAAAGAGTTAATTCAAAAGTTAGTTAAAGAAATCCAAGACGAAAAGGAATTGGAGGAAATGACAGTAACTGGAGCTATAGCTGGATACGATACACCGTCAGCATTTGCAAAACCTGGTCAAACTAAGAAAAAAAATAATAGATTAGCTAAAGCAGCTGGTGGAACTGTTGTTGATAATTTAGAAGAAGCTCAAAATGATTATGCATTAGGACATATGGCAGTTAGTAAAGATGAGGGATTACCTATGAAAAAAGTGGCAGCTGATGATATTGATTCGGCTGAGATAGCTGATTTAAGTGGTATGGAACTTATGGAAAATCGTTGGTTAGCAATTAAAAACGAAGATGGTTCTCCTAAATCTAAAATGAGTAAGGGTATAACATCTATAAAACAACAATTGGGTGAAGTAGAGAAATTTGTTAACTGGTATTCTAAGATAAAGAATGAGAATGGAGTTAAGAGAGGGGATTACTATAAAAGAACAAATAAGAGTTTACATAAAATCAAAGAAAGGTTAATGAATCTTTCGGAAAAAATAAGAACTTTATAAATGCCAGCAGTATCAAAAGCACAACAACGATTTATGGGTATGGTTCATGCAGTACAAAAAGGAGACATGAAAGCACCATCTAAAGAAGTAGAAAAAGCAGCTGATAGTATGACTGATAAAGATGCTAAAGATTATGCATCAACATCACATAAAGGTCTACCAAACAAAAAAGAAAATATGAACGCAACAATTACAAAATCAAGACTAAAAGAATTAGTTAAGGAAGTAATGACAGAAGAATCTGAATATCAGGCATTCTTTCAAAAAGCTTTAGATAAAGCAGGTAAAGATATAAATGCAATGTCAGATGAAGAAAAGAAAGCTTTCTTTAACAAAATTGATTCTGCTTGGAATGGTAAGGGAGAAAAGAATGAAGGTAATGCATTTGGAGCAGCTGTTTCTAAAGCAAAGGAAGAAGGTGATGACACATTCGAAGTTGATGGCGATAAATATAAAACCGAAGATATATCAGCAGAAT